TAAAAAAATGTGGGTGTATGCTCTACCACCTGAGCTACGGATAAATCCGGAGGGATTTGAAACCTCGACACAACACCCACACCAATCTTTCAATATTTTTATGAACTTTATTTCTTCGACAAAGGTAAAACTTTAATTTTGATTTGTCAAAAACTTTAACACTTTTTTTCAAAAAAAAAACCCACACACATAAATTCTCTCGAACATACATCTGTGGGATATATGTTTCACAAAGGTAAAAAATAGTTTTGACACTATCAAATTTTTTATGAAACTTTTGTTGGGGTGTTTTGGTTCTCTCGAACCGTGAGACAATAAATATCTCCTAACATCACCAAAAGTCAACACCTTTGTTATTTTTTTTTTAATTTGTAGTCAGGACAGGACTCGAACCTGTAAGGTATAACCACTAAAACGTGGAGATGGAGGTCAATCCCTCTTTTACAATACCAACCTGTGAGCGTTTACCATTCCGCCACCCGACTATTTTGATGTCTTTCCATCAGTCACCCTTTAGATTATGCTCTCTGGACTTTATGGGTAAGCCCTGTTAACCGTAAGCATTTCGGTCTGTCTGCAACTTAACATAAACTTGTGACAGATTTTCCTTATCGTTTATGCCTTGCTAAGTAGTCAGGACAGGATTCGAACCTGTTCCGTCTTTGCCATAAAGAGTCGGCCTTACCGTTACTCAACCTTGGGGAGGTGATACCAACCAATGGTCTCCTGACTATGTTTCGTTAATGTTAAAAACTGACTCAATCTTCCTAAAAAACATTAACTTCCTACTTACTCTATTATAGGCTCGGCCGTCCTCTTTTAAATATAGTTTTACCTGAACCTTCTTCGGGTTGTTGATTGACCACTCCCGCTTACTCAAGTAGTTTTTACATACTCATCATCCAACCCATTCGGTTTTGTGCTTGATACTGAGAATAAGTACATTTTCTCATTGACTTATAATCAGGTCTCAACTTAACGTGTGTTGGATATTTCTTTTCGTGAACTTTTTGTTCTCTCATGACCTTGGCATATGCCTCTCTCTTACTCGGAGCCCAAACATCATTAAATCCCCCGCCAATCCAATTAAATAGATAAAGGTATTCTCCGTTAACGCTTCTGTATAATTTCTCTTTAGTCATATCTTATCCGTTTTGTGAGTACAAAGATACAACTAATTTTGGTATTGCCAAATAAAATTTAAATTATTTTTCCATTACGTGTGTAATGAGTTTGTGTAGTTGGGTTCCGGTTCTTTCCGGTCTTACTTGATTAAGTGTGAAGTAATTCCAATCTGTATGTTCATCCCCATCCATGGCATTTTCAAAATCAGGTTCAAGTTCAGTATCAACATCTAATTGATATACATACATAATACCCCTAATTTCTTTTCCATCTCTACTAGTACGAGGAACCATTCCAACAAATGTTAAGTCCATATCATCAATATCGATGTCAGTTTCTTCAAAGAATTCACGTTTACCACAATCCATGGTTGACTCTCCTTTTTCAAGGTGTCCACCAGGTAATGACCACATTCCCGGATATAAACTTTTAGAGTTTCGTTTACATAGTAAAACTTTATTACCACATTTTACTAAAACTCCGACATACCTTTTGATTCCCATATATTTATTGTTATGAATGTTAAAATTAATCAAAATATTTTCAAAGTCAAAACTCTCACTGATGAGAGGTCCCAAGCCATTGGCATGATGGGAAAAACGTTTGACAAATCTTTCGAAGGTTTGCTATTCCTAATGGGAGGTAACAAACAATGTTTTTGGATGAAGAATTGTATTATACCATTAGATATAATTATCATCCGTAATAATGTTATCGTAAATATCCACCATAATTGTCCTCCGTGTGAAGGTGAAGAATGTTCAAGTTATTGTGGTAACGGTAATATTGTACTCGAACTTGAAGGTGGTACTTGCGAAATGTTAAACATCGAAGCGGGTGATGTTATAGATTACTTAGTCTAATTATCACCCTTCGATTGTTGTATCTTCTCTTTTAATACTTTTTGTAATTGACCTGCAATCATTTTTGTGAACTTAACCGTTGGCGAATCATCAGACTCATTATATCTGTGACTTCCTTTTGGTGGTCGAGTACTTCTTCCAAGATAATTCAACCCTGAAATATTCGTAATACATTTGTGACCTCCGGAATTCGCTTGAATCAATTCCCAAGCATTGATGGTAATCTTATCCAACATTGCTCGATGTTCTTCACTCAATTCTGAAAATGGTACTTCCATCATTTGTTGAATATGTCTCAACGCCTTTTCACCATTTTCTACCGACTTAAACTTATCACCATATAACGCCTTGAAATCTTTGAATGTGAAACCAACACTTTCAGGACCTACACCTGTCTCACTTACCCATTTGATAGTTGATAAAGGTATATCCCTAGTTTTTAATTGGTCCTCCCATTTCGATAAAACTTCTTGGGCAATCTCACCCAAGTTAACCCCTTTAAGTTCTCGTTCTTTCTTGAATGGATTACAAGATGCCTGAACAAGTCCCAATGGCCACGCCATGATAAGAAAGTCTGCTTCAGGATTATTTCTAAATGGGGTGTATCTATCATAAGACCCAGGCTTAAACATGCTACCCCCACCATATTGGAAGATAATGTTGTCGCTGACATTTGGATATCCTTGCATCGATGTTTTATAGTCTTCTGCATTTTTTTGTAATAGTTCCGGTTTAACGGCATTTGTTTTTGTCATCCATTCCTTAATATTTGTAAGGATAGACATTAATGATGGCTCCGAATTCATAACTAAACCTTCTAAAAATCCCGGTTTGTTTTTGAACGCCAATATGAGTTTGTTAACAACAAACCCCAATAACATTTTGTTTCTCTGTAATGGTTTCTCTTTATCAAATCTAAACAAATAATTCACAACTTCATCAGGTGAGATGTCGTGTTTTGCAAAGTCCGCTGAGTCCACGGTTGATATTAGTAAGATATCAGAAGAAGGAAACAATTCTTTTGGTGAAACTACTTGAGAAATTGTTTCAACATTTGAACGAGATTGTCTAAAAGAAGTTGATTTGGTTTCTTCCGCCCCTGCTTGTCTATCGTGATGGTCTGTATGGATAACAAACATTGGTTTTCCGTGAGCAAAATCAACTAAGACCGGCATAGTGTCACCTTGAGCATCATTCTTCTTTACAGAGAACTCTTTATCTCCATATTGAATAACGTGAGCATCTACAACATCAATACCGTTATCTTCAAGGTATTTCTTCATTGCAATTGCCGTGGTAACCCCATCCAAATCTTGGTGAAAATATATTTCGGCTTTAGGGTATCGTTGGGACAATTTTTTAATGTCCCTGATACCACTTTCTTTTATTAGTTTTTTCATATTACATTTCAGGCATAATCACAATGGCAAGTACATCACCACTCTTCAAACCTTTAGTTAATGCACAACCTTTATTAATTCTAATAAGGTCGTCAACACTTGTTACTCCAGGGTGTTTTGAAGCAATACCACTTAATGTGTCACCTGATTTAACCTTAAGTAATTTAACATTGTAACCATAAGCAGATTGAAGTCGTTTTGGGTCACCAAAACAATATTTACCCCCCATTTCAGGTTTAATTTTTTCCATTTGAACATCAACTGCTTTTTGTCGGTTCATCTGTTCTTCAATGACTCTTTTAACAATTCTATTTAAGTCAGATTCTGTTAATCTTATAATTTTTGCCATATTTTTTTTTATTATTATTTTTATATTACATTCCCGGTATTGGGTTTAAAGAACCCACTAACATACTTTTTAACATTTTATTAAATGGGTCATCTTCAATGCCATTACTTGAACTAGAGTTTGATGTAGATGGTGACGATTGTACCGGCTTAGGAGTTTCAGGTGACACACTTCCCATATCTTCCTTCCAATATTGTTGTCCCTCAGCAGTTTTTGAATATTCAATCATTTTCTGTTTAACATTTTCCTCCCCCATCTTTTTAGATAAATCCTCAGGACCAACAAAGTTTGCAACTCCTAAATAATCAAGTAACCCTGCGTAGAATTTAGTTTTTCTCATTAATCCAGTTAATTCTCTATTTCTAAGAGATGCACCTGGCCAAACATATTTCGCCATAAATCCAGGGTCCGTCATTTTATAATCCCTTAATGTTCGACTACTTTTACCTAATTGAGTTTGAAATGTTTTCATAAGAGCTGTTGCTGTCGCAGGGTCTGCGGATTTAACTCTTTTTGCTAAATTAGCTGTTACTGCACCAACATTTTTTCTTTGTTTTGCAACCCCAACAAATAAATCAATCCAATCCATTAATAATTTTCTTAAACCTCCGGTTAATTTACCACCAGGTATTTTATCAATAATTTGTTTTAATTTACCACCCCAACTTATTGAGGTGTCTAATAATTTGGCAAACATAGGTGATGCCTTACCCGCGTCCGCTAATATTTTACTCGCATCTGCAGTACTACCACCTTTTTTAACAATTTTCATCGCACTATTCACTCCTCTCATGGTTTTACTTCCTTTAGATACTCCCATAATTGGTTTTGCCACAGCATCACCAACATAAGGTATAATTGAAATCATTGATAAAAGTCCAAAAAAGTAATCACCTTGACGAATATAATCTAATCCATTAATTAAATCCACAACACCTGTTGGGTCAAAAATACCCACCACATCACCTAATGTGTTCCACCATTCCTCATTCAATACTTGAGAGTTTTCATCATATAATGTTTCACCCCCAAGACGTTTCTCTTGAATAGTTTTTAGTTGTGTTTCTGTTATAATGATATCCTTCATTTTTTGTTTTAATTATAAATATCAATACAAACAAAAAAAAGGGTCTTATGACCCTTTTCTATTCTAATTCTAACTCAGTTTGATTTCTCTCCTCAATAAAATGTTTAATCCTATTCCTCGCTATCTCAACATAGTTTGAACTATATTCTATCCCTAACCACCTACGACCTAATAATTCAGCACTAACCGCAGTAGTTCCACTACCCATGAAAGGGTCAAGAACAATATCATTTTTATAACTTAAAATCTTAATTGCTTTTGATGGGATGTCCATTGAGAAGGTCGCTTTAGTTAATGATTTGGTATCTGCAAAATATTCCCATCTACCAAAAACTAAGTTCATAAACTCTTTCTTATCGTCATCATCATAAATGACTTTATCTTTTAAAGTACCATCTTCCAATGTTATTTTAGTATGACTACCTTCCCATTGTGATTCACCCTTATTTAATTTCTTTTTTGATTTCTTGTACGCAAGTATCACACATTCTTTTGGGTTATAGATATAAGGACTACTAGCACTCATCCAAGAACCCCAAGCCGTCTGTCTAACTCTATGTGGTGAGTCTTCAGTAAGGTCAACCATTCCAAAGAATTGAAATCCAACCTCTTTCATCTTCATCCAAAATTCAGCATTGAATAGTATTCTTCCACCTCGTTCTTGAACATTCATTTCAATTGGAACATTTATTGCAACCCTTCCATCGTCTTTCAACACACGGAAAGCTTCACTCAACCAATTAATTGTAAAATCCCAATACTCCTCCATTGATAACCCATCGTCATATTCATCATACTTGATGTTTGCATTATAGGGTGGAGATGTAACAATCAAATCAACACAACCTTCGGGTAATGTTTTCATCACCTCAACACAATCTCCATTTATTATTTTACCCGTTTCTATCATTATATTGAAATTGAATCTATTGTTTTGAAATTACCATTTTTGTAATTTTCATTAGGTGTTGATTCCCCTATTTGTAATTCACCTTCAAAATAGTTTTGATAAGAACCCCAATATTCTGTCATTGACCCGTTTTGTAATTCATACAAAGCGTCTAATGTTTCCTCATCAAAAGGTAATTCCTCGTCATTTTCCATTCCTCCAACCCATCCGTCTAAATTATCGTAGATGTATTGTAAGAACTCTTCTTGAGTTTCTCCCTTAAAGTCAGGGAATTTTTCGCTATCTAACTCTACCGGAGTGTTTGCGTTATGAGATGTGTAATACTCCGTTTTTCTTAAATGTGCTTTCATATTTTTGTTTTAATGGTTTATTCTTCTTCCAATTTTCTTTCTTCAATGACTTCAAGATAACTTTCGTATAATGAATCTCGATGTTCGTATAAAGCATCGTACATCTCTTCCATATAATCATCATCTTCCCACACACGGTCAGAATCAACATCATCATAATCTTCGATATCGTCATAATCATATCCATACACAAAAGCACCTACCGGAGAATATCCTTCGTCTTCGTATGTTCCGTAAGCAACAATGTTCTTATCAAGTTCATTTAATACTTCAACCACTTTTTGGATATATTCAGTTGGAACATTCCAAGCGGTTTCAAGTACTAAATCAACCTCAGGAGTATATTCAACATCACCAAATTCAATCTTAATCCATTTTGAACCAATGTTCTCATCCATCCATTCTCTATCCATATACTTGTCAGTATTATTGAATTCAGTCTTAAATAATTTATTAAAGTGTTCAACCACTTTAACCTCCGAACTATTTTCACCTTCAGTTTCAAACAATTCTTTAACTTTACCAAAAGTTTCTTCATTAAGATTTACAATCTTAACATAAGTTGTCATTGTATTTGCCATATTATTCTTTTAATTGGTATTCCCAACCATTTTCTTTTTTTATTGGTGTTATTTCTAAATCCAAAAACACCGCGTTTTGTTCACCTGCGTGTAATCCTAATATATTATAATCGTAAAACTCTTCAGCTTCACCCATAGTCATTAAATCTCTTTCTTGTAGGATGTTTAATATTCCTTGTTTTGAATACAACATCTTTCTCCCCGGAGAACCAAAGTCCTCAACAATCCCAACGATTGCGCCTTCTAAACCATCCAATAGAACCGCATTTTCCGCGTATTCATCAATATCAACCGTTACTCTCATAACTTACCATCCTTTTTCATTTGTTCTCTAATCTTGGTTGCAGAAATGTTCTTAATCTCATCAGGTGGTAAATGTTCTATAACATCATACCCAACACCTCTACCAATATTAATACTATCAATATCCGGAATGACTTGAATTACCAATCGACCTTCGTCAATTAAATCTTTCAATTCATTGTTTAAGTTCTCAACAACCCATTCAGTTGAAAATGGATTCTTATCATCAATCTCAACATCTCTAACACAAAGTAATATATTTTTACCTCGTTCAAGTTGTTGGTCAATTAAAGACCTGTGTCCATGGTGCCATGGTTGCCATCTTCCAACGAACATAGAATACTTCTTACTTGAAGATGATGACGCAAATGCCGCTTGTACGTGCGTCTTTCTTTCCCAATTACTCATGACTATCCAAAAATTTAAAGATTTCTTTTTTACTTGGTGTAGGATTGTCTTTAAATGTTTCTAAGAATTTTTCTTTCAATCTTATTGGTACAACCGCGGTCTTCATTTTAATATCCATCACCCCATTTTCATCAACTTCACCATTTTCCATATAATATGCAAGGTAAAATTGTACTTCCGGTTCCTCTCTATTTATTTCCATATTCATTAATTTTAGTAATTAATTCACCAAGTGATGTAAATTCTGAAACGCCAGTAGTATCAATATCAATATAATTTTCAGTCGGTTTCTCATAGTTTTCAACATGAAAACCTTCCCTTCCACGAATATCATCAGTGTGAATATAAACCTCAATTACTTTTGAACTGTCCTTTAACTCATTTCTTAAATCTCTATACGGAGATACTAAGGATATAATAACATCAATACCTTTAGAGTTTAGAAATTTTGCAATGTCTTGAGCTCTTTGAATATTTTTTCGTCTTCCGTCTTCAGAGTAATCTTTGTTTTGAAAGATATCTCTAATATCGTCTCCATCTATTTGAATAATATTTTGAGGATACAAATGTTGTTTTAATAATTTGGACAATGTGGTCTTACCAGCGTGAGGTTGTCCGATTAAATAGTAAATCATTTTTGTAAATTATCTATTCGTCTTTGAAGATACCAAGCAGCTTTCTTTAAGTCCTCTAACTCCTTCTCAGGATTTTTAATACCAGCTCTTGAAATATACTTAACCGTATTACCCAAGTGAAAATCTAAACCCCAAGCCTCAATAACCTTGATAGCTTCATAAGGATTATCCGCACCACCATAATGAAGTGGGTTGTTTACCATTTCTCCACTCATGATGATTACTGAATACTATTCTTACCTCTCTTGGTAACAGGTTTATCTTCAGACCCTTCTACAGTTTCTTTTTTAGAAACAGGTTTAACTCTTCTAGTAAGAGCTTTCCACTCACTTTTTGGACAGTAAGCCCAAACACCTGTGTTTACTTTGTTATCAGCATCTTTTTCTTCAGTTCTGATAACTTCTCCAATCTCTCTTGAGTTGGTTTTCTTGATTGTTTTAATGCACTTCATAGGTTTCTTCCTCCGTGTTTAAATTAATAATGTTTAGTATTTCTTGTTCGGTTTTCCCGGACAAATATAAGTCGTAAATGATTTCACTAAGGTCATCCTCAAATATCATCACATCGGCTCGACCATAATAGAGGTTTAATCTATTATCGTTGAGAGCCGTTAAAGATGATTGTTTTGTTATGTATCTTTTGTTAAATCCCACATAAGAATTATAAACAAATTATAATTCAAAGTCAAAGTTATT